AATGTTCTGTTCTAGGATCATTCATCCATCTTTCATAAAGTTCTTTTTGTGAAGGCAATTTTTGGTTTGCTTGATAAGCATCGTCTACAAGCTCCTCAGTAACATTGCTTAACATTATTCTACCACCTGAAAAGACTGAGTCCAAATAATGTGCATACTCATGACCAGTTACATTCATTGCTGGTTGTAATAAACCTCTTTGTGTACCTCTGTTAAATTTAAACCTTGCTTGTGGTGTAGATACTTTAGCACCCATTTTAGTTAAACCTAACATCGCTTCATTGCCTAAAGCATTAACGCCTGGATATATATCTTGTAATTGTTGATCTGAAGGTAAAAATTTACCATAGGCATCAAGTCTTGTTCCATCTCTATTAGAGTTAGCTATAGGTGTTTCATACTCCCACCCAAAACCTGTTTCACGTTCTAAGTAATCTTTTTGATATGCATCTGTATCAGCGTGTGGGTTACCTGATCTCATTAAGTTTTCAGCAGTAACTAATCTTACGTCTTGTGGAAACAATTGGTTTCTTGGTACATCAACTCCTGAGTCTAAGAAACTTTGTCTTACAACATCACCCATTACATTCCATTGATTTGTACCACCTTGCGACAACGTACTATCGTATGGCATAGATACTTGCTTACCAAAGTTTGCATTAGGTGTTTCAAGTTTAGTGTCTAATAAACCTTTAGCTTCTTTCTTTTCGTCTTTGACTTGTTTTGCTTCTGATATTAACATTATAGTCCTGAAAGTAATCCTTCTTCTTCATTCAACATATTCATGGGTAGTGCTAAGGCAATAAAATTTAATTCAGGAAATTTCTTAAACAATGCTAACCGTTCTGCTTCTGATCCGTAGATCAATATTTTTTTTATTCCTTTATCTTTCAACAATTTAATAATAGAAGGTTTAGTAAATGAAGGAATTATAGCTCCTTTAAATTCAGCTATGTCTATTATTTTGTTAGGTTTAGCTTCAAAGTATTCAGTTGCTAATGGGCGATTTACAAGTTCTGCTTTTATAGGATCAATAGGTATTTTTGGATCGTTAGAAATTTTTAAACTCAATATTAATTCCTGAGCTTTTTTTGCTTGATCAGGAGTGTATCGCATTTGTATAACATCTTCTACTGACAATTTTCCATCACGTAAAACATCATCAATAAGTGCATCTCTACGTTCATCCATAACGGAAGGCAATCTTTTTCCATCTGCATTTCCTAATGCTGATAATTTTTCTTGCACAGTTTCGTATTCCATTTCAAATATTTCTCTTGCATTACCTTCAGACATCCCTTTAGAATCTTCTATAAGACTTCTATTTTTTTTGATTTCATCTAAGTTTTTAAACGGAGTTGAAGCTAAGGCAACAGTTTGATTTATTGATTGATAACCTTCTGAACCAGGCTTGTAACCTTTTCTTCTACGCATAACTTTTAACGCATTTTCAGCCGAATAATCTACTTCAGGTCGTCTGTTACCTATTGTAGTAAATTCACCTAAAGGATTTGTCATAGTACGTCTTGTTTCTCCTAATAAGCCTTCTCTTGGTATATCATCTGAAGATAAAGGAGTCATTCTAGGTTTACCTTGTGCGATCAATTCATTGTCTATTTCATACATAGCTTGTCTGTAAGTAGGATATTTATACGGATCAAATCCTAATTCAATAGCTTGTTCTACCATTCGCATTTGATTTTCAAGAACACCTGTAGATTTTTGTTTTAATCTGTCATGTACTTGACCTTCCAACAATTGACCTTTGTTGAATTTACTGTTCTGTGGACTCATAGCTTCAGGATCAGGTATTGGTTTTACATTAGCATGAAATCTTAATATATCTGAATCTATATTTTCAAACGCTTCATCTAAATTTGTATATTTCAATTGATCGTGTGGCGCTCTACCTGAATACATATCAACTGGATATACTTTGGTTGTTGCACTAGGTTTAATTAAATCCGAAGAACCAAGCAATGATATTTCTCCATAAGCTCTTACTGGATTATCTGCTTTTGCTATAGCGATTGATGGCATAGGAATGCCTGATGCACCTAAATGTTTTTGTAGTGCTTCTGTACTTAAATTATGTTGCACTATTAATGGATCACTTACATCTTTAATTGATAATCCCACAGGAGTTGAACCAATTTTTCTGATCTCATCCATCAAGCCATTTGATTCAGCGTTTGCAAGTGCTTTTTTTATTGTAGGTGTACTTGCTTTACGTATTTGATTTGCAATTGCTCCTACACCTGTTGCAGTTAACACCGTGTCAAATGGGTGATTTTGTACGGTTTTCTTTACAGCATCTAACGAACCAAGATTTTCTTGCATATCTTTATAAGCATCCGAAGCCATTTCTGATGTGCGTTCACTTGTAATAAGATTGTCAGGAGCTATTTTTTTTAATCCCTCATTAATAAATTCAGGAGTTATTTTACCAAGCGCACCTCCACTTAATTCCATTGCGCTTTTAAGTGCTAATCTTGGGTTATCTATTATGGTTTTTAACTCGTCTACACCTTCTTTCATGTCAGGTATAAAGTTTCTAGCTAACAATCCATACCTTACATCATCACCTAATTTAGCTTCTTTTTTATTAGCAACAATATCAAAGACTCCACCAACTACGCTTTTTTTGTTATCCCACATATTAGCCAGTAAGCCTTTCATACAACTCCTTTAATCTTTCTTCTAATTGGTTTATCCCATGCTTCGTTGTACGGTTGATAACCTACTGAGAGGTAACGAAAACTATCTGCGCCATGTGATGCCCAATTGTGATCAGGTCGCATCCTCCATGTTGCTCCTGAGTCATCCCATTTTTTGCTATAGTTTAACAAACAATCTATACCACGTTCACACTTTTCCTCATCAAAGTAACATTTGTCTAACATCTCTCTAACTTTTTGTATGCCATCTTCAATCAATAACTGTGGTGCTATCTCTGTTTTGTCAGCGTGAATACCCATGCCTTCTAATGTTTCAAGCCTTGACTTACCTGATCCAAGCTCTCTGACTCTAATATCATGTGGGAATATGTATTGATCGTAGATGTAACCTTTGTCTTGTAACACCTTAACATAATGATCAAGACCAACACCTGATGCTTCATAGTAATCTATTAGATGTACTTCTGTGCCTATAAACTGTGCAAACCACATTGCTGTGCTATCTCCAACACCCAAATCGAAGCTGACGACAACACCTTTCCCACGATCATATCTAACTTTTGTTATACGATCTTCATCTCTTGCTCTACGCATTTCAGAAGCATAGTAACTTCCCTCCTGAAAGATTTGAAATGCTCCCATCCAAATATGCTCATATTGATCAGGTCGTTTCTCTTTATCTTCTAGTCTAGTTTGCTCCAGGACGTCTGGAAACCACGGATTATCTGTGTAGTTTAGTTGCACGATCTTAGCATCTTTAGGTGGGTTCTCTCTAAATCTTTCGTGTGTAGCGCTATACTTTGACTCAGGGTTATATGTAATCCACACTTCACTATCTACTTCTCGAACAGATGGCAACAATATATTCCATGCGCGGCCACTCACTTGCTCGGCTTCATCTACGAAAGCTAATAATATTCTTGCTTTCGATTTGATTGACTCTAGTGATCTTCGTAGTCCTGCGAATGTATAGGTTATATTTCCATCACGTGATCTAATAAATTTTTCGCCGCATTCGTAATATTCAGCTAACCACGGTACTGAAGCAATAGCTGATTTAATTTCCTCTAATGAAGAATCGTTAAGCGAGTTCATAAACTCACGACCACAAAGTATTTGACCTTTCATACCTTGCATACCCCATTGATAACCTTTAACTGCTGTCATAAGAGCAAATGAACGTGTTTTCCCGCTACCCCGACCTCCATAAGCTATACGATACCTAGCTTGACCTTCAAAGATTGGTACAAGTTTCGGTGGTAGTTCTATCTCAGCCTTCACTTCTTAGCTACTAACTCAATTGTTGTTGGCATAGCTTCACCCTTAGTTGTGATGTCTTGATCCATCTTCTCATGGTATCCGTGCTTACCTAAAACGAGCTTAGTTATAGCTGAATTAAAAGTGTTATTAAGTCCGTTCTGAACCAACCAAAATTCCTGCGCATTTAAAATCTTCTTTAATATGTCGGAAAACTCTTTGTCATCTTGCTTTGCCCAATCGTATAAAGTATCTCTGTGTAGGTCTAAAACCATAGCCAATCCTTCAATGCTTGGGATCATATGTCCATGCACTTGATAGTCTTTGATGTACTCGTAGGCTTGAGCTTCTAACTCCTTGCTCCACTTAGTAGGTCTAGCCATTAGATACCTCTATCTTTAGCAGTCAACGCTGCTTTTTTAAAATTCATTGCGCTTGGTCTTTTTTTATTACCTTTCCTTCGCATTGTTTCACCACTACCACCTTTGATCCTTTTACGTTTAGCGTGAATGTTTGCATATAATCCTGTTTTCATAACAAATCCAATAAGTTAGGACACCCAATATTTTGTAAGCACTACCTGTAGTAGAAATAAAAAATGTCCTAGCTAATTAAATCTCTCCAATCATCAGGTAACTGTAACTTAATTCCAAGATCGGTTTCAGCAAAGACAATGACATCATCTATGTATTCACCCATTTCTTTTGTATTAAGTTCTGTAGTTGATTTTAAGACAGTTCTTTCTTTATTGCAAACGATCTCAGTTGACTTATCTAAAAATTCATCACGACAATGATCATGGATTGCAGATCGTGAGTTAAAAGTTTCTTTACGTATCTGTTCAATAATACTCCAATACAATCTATTCTGACTTTGTGTTCTCGTCATCTTGTTAGGCTTTATAGTTATTACAGCTTCCTCTGAATCGCTCTGTTTAAAAAAGCTACGTGTCATGTTCTCCACAATCTCTGCTTTAGGCTTATCACGTTTTAATATCCTTTGTAATGACTCACTCATAATAAATAATCTCCTTAACGCAATGTTCATTTTTCACTACAATTAAATGCTACTGATACTCTATCACTTTTTGAATTATTCATAAGCACAGCATGTTTTAACCAACTTGGAAATATGTATAACCAATCTTTAACAGGTTCAAAATACCAATTTTCTGAGTTCCATGTATTTAAACTGCTACGCTTTTGGTGTTGTGTATAGTAAGTTAACAGATCACTTGCTGGATGCTGAAACATTAATTGTCCACAATCTTTAGGTGTTTTTAAATAATAAATACCACTCAGATCAGAACCACTATGTATATGTGATAAATTAAAATGTTTATGTCCATTTACGTTTAGCCACATTGACTCAATTTTTTGATCATTATTATTAATTAAGTTTTTTGATAATTCTGTAGCGTAATATTCTATTTTTTCTATAAGTGGTTGCACAGATTTTATTGACATATCCATGAGAGATTGAAACCCACCTTGATTACTGACAACTTTGTTACCACCTTTTTTATGCAACTTATCACAGTAATTCATCATAGCTTCAGTATCTAAATTTAATTTCACACTTAGTACAGGCACAGCAAAAAGTTCTTGTATGTTATTCACTTTAACCCTTTTTTCTTTAATATTCTGTCTGTTCTACGTATAGCAAAGTCAAACATCTCCTCAATAAAATAAGGTTTCCAGTAGGGATGTCCTATTCTACCGTCAACGACATCATGACAATATCGGCATAAATAAGCTCCTACATCACGACCTTGATCATCTCTAACTTTGTCACCCATAGCACCACCATTCTTGTGAGCAA